CAACTCTGGTAACCAGTATTATGTTGTTGGTTATAAGGGTTCTTCCCCTTATGATGCAGGTCTGTTCTACTGCCCATATGTACCCCTTCAGATGGTACGTGCAGTTGGAGAGAACACCTTCCAGCCCAAGATTGGCTTTAAGACCAGATATGGTCTGGTTGCTAACCCATTTGCTGAAGGTACAACTCAGGGTCTTGGTAGACTCAAAGTTAACTCCAACAGATACTACAGAAGAGTTCTTGTTAAGAACCTCATGTGATTCTGGTTGTTGTGGGGCAGGATGCCCCACATGTCCTTACAGACCCCCTACAAGGGGGTCTTTTTTATTATTAGGATAAATAGTCAAAAAGCATATAATGACTTCCTCTCAGGTAAGAACAAGACAGGTTACACGAAGTACACCAGCTTTAGTCAAAACTGAGGTTCAGAATAGAAATTTTCTGCAACCACAAGGTTTTAGATTTCAGGTAGCAAGAGCACCAAAGGTGACATTTTTTGGAAATGCTGTCAATATCCCTGGAATGACTTTAAGAACAACTGTTCAAACAACTCCTGGTCTTAAGGATATTCCTTTGCCAGGTGAAATTCTTGATTTTGAAGACCTTAATCTAAGATTTTTGGTAGATGAAGATTTACAAAACTATCAAGAAGTTCAGAATTGGATGAGAGGTCTTGGATTTCCTGAAAGTTTACAAGAAATATATGACTTACAAAATGAAAATTCAGTATTGAACAGAGAGAAAACAATGAACATCTATTCAGATGGAACATTGACTATACTTGATGCTATGCAGAATGACAACTTTAAGGTAAAATTTAGTGATCTATTCCCATTTTCCTTGAGTACAATTCAATTTGATGCTACAATGGCTGATACAGAATTCTTCACTGCTGAAGTCTCATTTAAATATTTGAACTATACTATTGTTAAAGGTAGCGGATTTGTATGATCACTCTTGATAAAATTCAGGAGATGTGGGAAAAGGATGCAAAAATAGACCCAGATAATTTACACACTGAGTCTTTGAACATTCCTGTCTTACACTCTAAATATTATGAAATTTACAACAACATTTATCTGCTAAGAAAGAAAGCAGAGCAGCAAAGAAAAAATATAAGACATGAACGTTATGAATACTTTTCAGGTAAAGCAGACCCAGAAGTATATGTTGAAAATCCCTTTCCAAAAAAGATAAGGGATAAAGATACAATGCAGAAATATTTGGATGCAGATGAAAAACTTTCTGGTGTATCTCTAAAGATTGATTATTATGAAACTATGTTAAGGTATCTTGAAGAGATACTTAAACAGATAACTAATAGAACTTATCAAATAAAAAACTCAATAGAGTTTATGCGTTTCACCTCAGGTTTAGGTTAATGGAAGACGATCAGTATTACAGAATTGAACTGCCAATAGAGGCAGTTCGCATTGTGCATACAGGTCTTAAGCAAGCAGTAGACAAGTGGTCTGGTGGAGAACCACTAGAGCAAGAGGATCTCATGACCATGAGAGACCACTTCTACAGAATTATACTGGAGCACAGTTTCTCAAATCCCTGATAAATACTGTTAGGTGAAGGTTTTATCATGGCAGATTTGACTATTCAAAAGATCAATGAAGTCTATCTACAAGTAAAAACAGAACCTCATATTGAATATGAGTTAAGAGATAGGTTCACTTTTGAAGTCCCTAACAAAAAATTTATGCCCCAATACAGAAGTAAGTATTGGGATGGGTATGTTCATCTATTCAATATGAAAACCAAGAGGATCTATGTTGGTCTTCTTGATAAAGTTGTTGCGTTCTGTGAGCAATCAGGATACTCATATCAATTTGAAGACAACAAATTTTATGGTCCCCCATTTGAAGTCAATGAAATGATTTCAGAAGAAGGTGTGAAAGACTTTATGAAAGCAATTACACCATTAAAACCAAGAGACTATCAGATTGATGCTGTTCATGATGCATTGAGATATAATAGAAAACTGCTCATCTCTCCTACTGCATCTGGTAAGTCATTTATGATTTACACTATTGTTAGATTTCATGTTAATGCTGGTAGAAAGATATTACTTGTAGTTCCAACTACATCTCTTGTAGAGCAGATGTTCAAAGACTTCCAGGATTATGGATGGGATGCTGAGAATCACTGTCATAGGATCTATGCAGGTAGAGAACGAGTCAATACTAATGAAGTAACTATCACAACATGGCAGTCTGTCTATCAATTAGATAGAAAGTTTTTTGAAGCATATGATGTAGTAATTGGTGATGAGGCACACCTTTTTAAAAGTAAGTCTCTCGTAGGTATTATGGACAAGTTACATCATGCGAAGTATAGATATGGTTTCACAGGAACTTTAGATGGCACACAGACCCATAAATGGGTCTTAGAGGGATTGTTTGGTCCATCATACAAGGTGACTCAAACCAAGAAACTAATTGATGAGGGACACCTTGCCACTCTTGATATTCAATGTCTTGTTCTAAAATATAAACCAAAGAAGTTTGACACCTATGAAGATGAGATTCAATTTTTAATTGGTCATGAGAAAAGAAACAACTTTATCACTAATCTTGCTATTGATTTAAAAGGTAATACTTTGATTCTCTACAGTAGAGTTGAGGCACATGGTGCCATACTTTTTGACATGATAAATAAAAAAGTCAAAGAAGGAAGAAAAGTATTCTTTGTTCATGGCGGTGTAGATGCTGAAGACAGAGAACAAGTAAGGGAAATCACTGAGCAGCAAAATGATGCAATCATTGTTGCTTCTTATGGAACATTCAGTACAGGAATCAATATTAAGAATCTACACAATGTAATCTTTGCCTCTCCATCCAAATCTCGCATTAGAAACCTACAGAGTATTGGTAGAGTCCTAAGAAAAGGAAAAAACAAAGTGAAAGCAAAACTTTATGATATTGCTGATGATCTAACTTTGGGATCAAGAAAGAATTATACACTGAATCATTTTATTGAGAGGGTGAAAATTTATGTTCAAGAGCAATTCAATTATGACATCATATCAGTCAATGTAAAAGACTAGGAGGAGTGTATGCTAGAAGATGATTTCTACTGTACAATCAAATTTAAAGGTGGAGATGAAATCTTCGCTAAAGTAGCAGCAGATGTGGATGATGATAGAACTATGCTTTTAGTATCAAATCCAATTGTGGTTGAAGAAGTAAAATTAAGAGGAACTACTGTAGGTCATAAATTTGAACCTTGGTTGAAGTCAACCTCTGATGATATGTTTATAGTTAATATTGATGATGTTCTTACAATGTCTGAATCAGAAGATATTGAGATGATTTTATATTATCAAGAGTATATAAGAAAGATGAATAAAGGTAATCATACTCAGATAGATAGGAAGATGGGTTATCTGTCCTCTGTTCAAGATGCAAAAGAGGTCTTAGAGAAACTCTATAAATCTAGCTAAAGCTCATCTTTCAAAGGCAACAAACCTAGTCTACTGGTAAAACACATAGTTGTCAACGTTTTGATTTCCTGTTATAATAATTCCAGTAGATAAATGATTATTATGCCCTTCTCTTATACTACTATGGCAAGACCTAAGAAATCAGAGCACTATGTCAATAATAAAGATTTCTTGGCAGCCCTAGAACAGTATGCTATTGATGTTGAGAGAGCGAAAGAAAAAGAACTCCCTAAACCACAGATTCCAAGGTATATTGGTGAATGTTTTTTGAAGATTGCTAATCACCTGTCATATAAACCAAACTTTGTGAACTACATGTTCAAAGATGATATGATTTGTGATGGTATTGAAAATTGTGTGAGATATATCCATAACTTTAATCCAGAAAAATCCAAGAATCCTTTTGCTTACTTTACTCAAATCATTTACTATGCATTCTTAAGAAGGATTCAACAAGAGAAGAAGCAACTTGAAATTAAAAATAAAATTTTAGAGAAGACTAATTTTGATGAGGTCTTTGACTCAAATGATCTTGACAGTAGTAACTACAGTGAGTACAATTCCATCAAAGATGCTGTCCATAGCAAATTGAGGAACTGATGCGAGTAGCAGTTATTACTGATACACACTATGGAGCAAGAAAAGGTTCCAAGTTGTTTCATGATTATTTTGAAAAGTTTTACAATGAGATTTTCTTTCCAACTCTAGACAAAGAAGGTATCACCACTGTAATTCACATGGGAGATGCCTTTGATGTAAGAAAGGGTATTGAATTTAAAGCATTAGATTGGGCAAAGAGAGTGGTATTTGAACCTCTTAAGGAAAGAGGAATCACTATGCATCTTATGGTGGGAAATCATGATGCTTACTATAAAAATACCAATGATATCAACTCCAATAATCTTTTGTTAAATGAATATGATAATATAATTACATATTCAGAAGCAACAGAAGTAACTGTTGATAAAACGCCCATACTATTCATTCCTTGGATTAATGAAAACAATAAAGAAGAAACTTTTAAATTTATTAAAAATTCAACTTGCCACTACGCGATGGGGCACCTTGAACTTACAGGATTTAGAGCTCATAAAAACCTCATCATGGATCATGGTATGGAGAGCAAACTATATCAGAAGTTCAAAAAAGTATTTTCAGGTCATTTCCATACAAGATCAAATGATGGCAAAATCTTCTACATAGGAAATCCTTATGAGATGTTCTGGAATGATGTCAATGATGAAAGAGGTTTCATTATTCTGGACACTGATGATATGGAATTTGATTATGTAAATAATCCATTCAGAATGTTCCATAACATTTATTATGATGATACTCCCTATCAGATGTTTGATGCATCTCCTTATCGCAATAAGATTGTAAAAATCATTGTTAAATCAAAGAATGATATTGCTAACTTTGAAAAGTTTGTAGATAAAATCTATGAGACAAGAGTTGCTGATTTAAAAATTGTTGAGAGTTATGATTTTAATAATGGATACTTTACTGAGAATCCAGATGTAGAGACAGAAGATACTTTCTCTATCTTGAATAGATATATTGAAGAGGCAGAATTTTCACTAGACAAGTCTGTTGTTCAATCTCTTATTAAAGATGTTTATGAGGAAGCTTGTGAGTTAGTATAATGTATATTATTACAGTAGCAGGTAAAGAAAAAGATGGAGCATATTCTGTAGTAGATGATGAAGGAGAACAAGTCCTTTATATCTTTGAAGAAGAAGATGATGCAATGAGATACTCTATGCAACTAGAGGAACTTGATTATCCATTGATGCATGTGATAGAGATTGAGAGTGACTTAATGATTCATACTTGTGAGACACATGGTCATAAGTATGCTATTATATCTAAAAATGACATTGTGATTCCCCCAGATAAATCTGATGATAACCTTTAAGACCATTTCCTGGAAAAACTTTTTATCAACTGGGAATCAACCTACCACTGTATCACTTGATGATGCCAGTACATCTTTGATTATTGGTACAAATGGTGCTGGTAAATCAACCATTCTTGATGCACTTACTTTTTCATTATATGGTAAGTCTTTTAGAAAAATCAATAAAGGACAACTTATCAACACTACAAATGAGAAGAACTGTTTTGTAGAGATTGAGTTTGTTGTTAATAATGTTGAATGGAAAGTAGAAAGAGGAATTAAACCAAATATTTTTAAGATCTATAGAGATGGTAAAGAACTAGATCAAAATGCTTCTGCTATTGATCAACAGAAATGGTTGGAACAAAATGTTTTGAAGATGAACTATAAGTCATTTACTCAGATTGTTATTCTGGGTAGTAGTTCTTTTGTTCCGTTTATGCAACTTCCTACTAATAGTAGGAGAGAAGTTGTGGAAGACTTACTTGATATTAAAATCTTCTCATCTATGAATGAGATTGTTAAAGGTAGAATGCGTCTTATTAAAGATGAGATCAAAACTCTTGAGTTAAAGAAAGAGAGTCTGAAAGATAAAGTTGATATGCAAAAAAACTTTATTCAGCAGATTGAAAATCAAAGTAAAGAAGATATCAGTTCTAAAGAGCATCAAATCAACACTCTCTTAACTGAAGAGAACTCATTCATGCATAAGAATGAAAACATTAATAAAGATGTTGTTATACTTCAAGAGAAGATGTCATCTCTGGAAGGTTCAGCATCTAAACTTAGAGAGTATGGAAATATCAAGGGCAAATTGTCTAACAAGATTAGTGGTATAGTTAAGGAGCATAAGTTTTTTTCAGAGAATAGGGTTTGCCCTACCTGTGAGCAAAATATTGAAGAGTCATTTAGGGTAAATAGAATTAGTGACTCTCAATCTAAAGCAGAAGAATTGCAGAAGGGTTATCAAGAACTCCTCAACGCAATTAAAAAGGAAGAAGAAAGAGAGTCTCAATTCCAACAAATTTCAGGAGACTTAAGTAAACTTCTTAATGGCATTACTCAAAACAATTCTCACATCAATGGTTGTCAGAAACAGATCAAGAGACTGGAACAGGAAATTCAAACTATTACCAGTCAGGTTGCAAACAGAAATACTGAACATGAGAAATTAGAACAGTTCAGAACAGGTCTTCAAGACACCTTTGAGAATATAAGTGAGAAGAAAGAGAAGATTACTTATCTTGATTTTACATACAATCTTCTAAAAGATGGTGGAGTAAAAACTCAAATCATTAA